GTAACTTGATCGCTAACGATCTTGTAAGCGTTCAACCAATGAGCCTCCCATCGGGACTCATTTTCTTCTTGGATTTCACAACAAACGCCGATATCCCAAGCCCAGCAAAAGCAGGTTATCCTGACGATAGCTCACTTTACGGTGGCGGAGTCGTTGGGCAGCAATTGACAGGTGGTGTTGCTCTTAACGCAGCTAACGCAGAAGCCGGTCCTTATGCTTTGAACAATGGCTTTTCTAGCCCAACAGGTTCATCGACACTAGGTGTATCAGCCGCAGGTATTCGAGTTGTTGCTAAGGGTCAGCCAGAAGGTGGAGAATCTGTTGGATACAACCTTCAACCTTCTCAAGCAGAGCTTGATAAGTTCGTAAGATACGATCCCGATATCGCTTCTGGTAGTGTTATTGCAGTTGTTCAGTTCACAGGCTCTACCGACTGGAACAGCCAGTTGAACGTTCAGGACTTGATTACTTTGAACACAACTGGTTCAGCACTTGATACTTGCACAATCATTCGTCGTTTGACTAGTCTTACAACAGGGTCCACAAACCCACAAGATGTTCAAAACGCAGGATGGTCAATTCAGGTAGCATTCCAGTCTACAGGATCGACTGACACTACAGCAAACCAGCTTGTATTTATGTCACATGAGTTGACTGCTTCCAACTTTGGTTTCAGCCACACAATCAATGACAACTTTGTTGGTTCTTTGAATGGAACACTTGGAGCACTTGTTGGTGACGATACTTGGGGACTTGAGAATCAAGTCAATATCCCAGAAATCGACATCAAAGTTGATTCCGTTGCTGTTACTGCTCAAACCAAGAAGCTTAAAGCTAAGTGGACTCCTGAGCTTGGACAAGACCTCGCTGCTTATCACAACCTTGATGCAGAAGTTGAGCTTACAAGCATTCTCTCTGAGCAGATTGCTCTTGAGATTGACCGTGAGATTCTTGAGGACCTTATCAAAGGTGCTACTGCTGGAACTCAATACTGGTCACGTCGTCCGGGTCGTTTCTTGAATAGAGATACTGGTGCTCAAATCGGCGGAAACTTGGACAATGAGTCCTTGATGGGTGCTGACTTCACTGGTACCGTTTCTGAGTGGTATGAGACTTTGGCTGAAACTATCAATGATGTTTCTGCTCAAATCCACAGAAAGACACTCCGTGGTGGAGCGAACTTCGTTGTTTGCTCACCAGAGGTTGCTAACATTCTTGAGTTCACTGCTGGCTTCCGCGCAAGCATTGGAAACGATTATGGTAACGGTCAAATCGGAGCAACTAATGTTGGATCTTTGAGTAAGAAGTTCGATGTTTATGTGGATCCTTACTTCCCACGTAACGTTGTACTTGTTGGACGTAAAGGTGGATCATTCCTCGAAAGTGGATATGTATACGCTCCATATGTCCCACTCCAAGTAACTCCAACTATCTTTGGTACTGAGGACTTTGTGCCTCGTAAGGGTGTCATGACACGCTACGCCAAGAAGATGGTTAGACCAGATATGTATGGTCTTGTTATCTGTCGTGACCTTAACGGCTAATCCCGCTAAGATTTAGACAAACAAAGAGCCTCGTCATTAATTTGGCGGGGCTTTTTTATTTCTATATTGCTTTAACCTTGCCCAATAACTAATTACTATGATACACTTGTGTCTAGGAGATTTAATGAATGGCTTACCCAACTTTAACACCATCAAGCACAACTAGCGTTTCTAGATTACCTGTAACGGGAAATGTAGATAATGTTAATGCCGCAGACAATCCGCTTCCATATGGAGTGTATGTCGACAAAGCTTCCTCTCATCATGCAATTGCAGGTTTTTTAACTGGTGCTATAGATCAAGTAGCTTATGCATACCGAAAGCTAGGTGGCGATGTTTTAGACGTTGAGATTACGGAGCATCAAGTTTATGCAGCCTATGAAGAGGCTTGCCTAGAGTATTCCTATCTTGTTAATGTACATCAAGCCAAGAACGTGCTTGGGAGTGTGCTAGGGTCATCTACGGGATCCTTTGATAGTGATGGACAAATGTCTGGGTCTCACTCGCTGAGTGGCTCCAATGTCGCGCTAAGATACCCCAAATTTAGCTTTCAATATGCCAAAAGAATTGGAGATGCTGTCTCTACAGAGTCAGGACTAGGAGGGACAACGCCTATATATTCTGCATCTTTTGAAGTAACTCGGGATAAACAAGATTACGATTTACAGGAAATAATATCTGGTTCAGCAGCACTTTCTTCTAGTTTCCCATACTTTGAAAAAGTCGGAGATAAGAGGGTCACTGTTAGAAAAGTTTATTACAAGACACCTATGGCAATGTGGAGATTTTATGGCTATTATGGTGGTCTTAACACAGTGGGTAATATGTCGGAATATGGACAATTCTCAGACGACTCAACATTCGAGATTATTCCAACTTGGCAGAACAAGGCGCAGGCTATGGCTTTTGAAGATTCAATTTATACAAGGTCATCTCACTTTTCATATGAGATCAAAGACAATAAAATCAGACTTTTCCCGAAGCCATACACTGGAGGTCCAGCAAAGCATTGGGTTGAATTCACAGTGAGGACAGATCCTTGGACAGAAGAAGCCGGAAAAGAAGATGGCGCATCTGGTGTCAATAATATGAACACGCTTCCATTTGAGAACATTCCTTATGATAGAATTAATTCAATTGGCAAGCAGTGGATTAGAAGATTCGCACTAGCTTTATCCAAAGAGATGTTGGGATTGATTAGAAGTAAATTTGCCTCTATCCCAATTCCAAATGAAAGCGTGACTTTAAATGGTCCATCACTTGTCTCAGAGGCTAAGGCAGAGCAACAAGCACTTAGNGATGAACTAAAGACAGTTCTTGATGAACTTACATATGAAAAGCTGGCTGAGAAAGACAGCAACGTTAGTGATTCTTCGCAGAATATATTAAAGAATATACCTCCTTCGGTATTTGTAGGATAAATAAATGGCGGATAACAAATGGTCACAACCTGACGCTCCACCTCCTCCCTTGTTTACTGGGGAGAAAGAGCGCAATCTAGTTAAGCAGATCAATGACGAACTCTTAGAGAGGGTCATAGGTCAGACTATATTATATTATCCGATTAGTGTGGATAAGACTAATTTTCACGCTCTCTATGGAGAGGCAATGGACAAGACTTTTCTACCACCAGTGAGAGTTTACGCTCTTATCGGGTGGGAAGGGCAAGAGACAAGCACTTCAAATATGGGCGTAGACAAGAGATCTTCAATCAATATCTACTTTCACAAGAGAAGACTGACTGAAGATCAAAATTTGTTTGTTCGAGAAGGGGATTTTGTTTTATATGGAAAATTCCATTACGAAATAGTGACCTTGAACGAGCCAAAAGAACTATTCGGGCAAGTAGACCATAAGATGGAAATAGTAGCTACTTGCAAGAGAGCAAGGAAAGGAACATTNAATGCCTACTGATAACAGATATACTGGTATACCATCAGACAAAATCAACAAACTTGATGATGAATTTCATTTTTCTCCATCAACATTTGAAACAGTTGATTATGCAATATTTGATTATATGAATGATACCTTGGGGCTAAGATGCAGAACAAACAAGGGCTGGAAAAAAGCCCCGGTTATCTGGGTTGCATCCGAAAGATCCTATCAGATGAAGAATAGCAAAGAATACAGAGATGATGAAGGNATGGTTGTGCTTCCTGTAATCACAATTGAGAGATCATCAGTTGTTAAGGACCTAAACACTAGAGGTGCCTTTTATGGTAATCAGTTTCCAATTCAATCACAACCAGAAAAGGGCGGTTCTCTTACTATTGCTAGAAGAATTAAACAAGATAAAACATCAAATTTTGCTAATGCTACCGCAAACAGGAAATACAACGATAAGGTAGGACCAAAATTTGTGAGAAAGGCAACGAAAAAGGTGGTTTATGAGTATATTTCGATCCCGCCGATAGTATATGTGGACATTACCTATTCTATTACGTTGCGAACGGAATATCAACAACAAATGAATGATTTAATACAGCCATTCATAACTCGTCCCGGCACGATCAACAGCTTTATGATTGAGAGAGATGGTCATAGATATGAAACCTTTGTGCAGGGAGACTATAGTTTGAACAACAATATCACTGATATGACCACAGAAGAGAGAAGATTTGAAACCAAGGTCGACCTTAAGGTCTTGGGATATCTAATTGGCGAGGGTGAAAATCAGGAAACTCCAATGTTTTCCATAAGAGAAAACGCTGTTCAAGTTAGTATCCCAAGGGAGCATGTTGTGTGGGGTGATCCTATATCGGTCAGTGGTGACGGAATGACCGATAGACAAAATACAGCAGTAGATGGGAAGTACCGAGAATAATTTTGGACTTTGGTAAAAAGAAACACTATTTATTAAAGAAATAAATTCGTCAAGAATATTAGACGGTTCAAAGGAGAATAGAATAAAATGTCGGCAAAAGATTTTAAGTTTGTTTCACCCGGAGTTCAGATCGAAGAAATCGACAACTCACAACTCCCAGAAGTGCAAGATGCCATCGGACCTCTCGTGATCGGTAGATCTCGTCGTGGTCCTGCAATGCAGCCAGTAAAAGTTGATTCATTTTCAGAGTTTGTAACAATCTTCGGAA